AAATTCATTTCGAGTAGAAAGTTAAAACAACATGGAAAGAAAAGAATCAAAGCTCCCCTTTGTTGGTCTACACGCACATAGTGTGGCAAGCGTATTTGACGGATTGGGATACCCATCAGAACATATGGACTTTGCCTATAGTAACGGCATGGATGCTTTAGCCCTTACTGATCATGGGAACATGAACGGCTTGGCATACCAAGTAATGCATGCCAAGAAGATGGAGAAAGAAGGCAAAGACTTCAAGCCCATCTTTGGTGTGGAGGCATACTTTCTCCCTTCCGTTGCGGAATGGAAAGAGGACTATAATCGCATTCGCGAAGAAAAGATCAAGCTAAAGAAGAGGATCACCAAAGATGAGGAGACTAGTGGCGCCACGATTGAAGTAGAAGAAGACACGAAGGCTGCCATTAAGAATATCCTAAACCGCCGCCGCCACTTGGTATTGTTGGCGCAGAACCAGACAGGATTATATAACCTGTTTCAGCTAATCTCTAAGAGCTACATGCAAGAGAACTATTACAGGTTTCCTCGCTTGGACTATGCACTACTCAAAGAACACAATGAAGGGATTATTGCTTCTTCTGCATGTCTTGGTGGCGTGTATGCTGGAGACTTTTGGCAGAATAGAGAGCAGGGCGATGATGCTGTCCTAGATGCCATGAGGGAAACAAGCAAGTCCATGGTAGATATCTATGGAGATAGGTGGTATGCGGAGATTCAGTGGAACAGGATCAAAGAACAACACGAATTAAATAAATATGTCATTCAAGTTGCTGAAGAGTTTGATATTAAGCTAGTCAGCACTGCCGACAGTCATTACCCTAATCCCCTGCTTTGGAAACAACGAGAGATCTATAAGCAGATTGGATGGAAAGGATTCCAGAGTGAAAGCAAGCTTCCCGATAGCATTGAAGAGATGCCTTACCAACTTTATCCAAAGAATGGCGATCAAATGTGGGATTCGTACAAAGAGTATTCCAAAGATTGCGGATTCGAATATGATGATAATGTGGTACGCGACTCTATCACCGAAACACATCACATTGCCCATGAAAGAATATCCCGGTTCCTACCAAGCAACGAGGTACGGCTTCCAAGTTTTGTGGTCCCCAAAGATAAAAGCGCCGCCGCAGCCCTTATTGATTGCGCAACTGAGGGACTTCAGCATGCCGGCCTTAGTAAAAAGACCGTTTATGTAGAGAGGCTGAATGAGGAGTTGGAGGTAATCAATGCTAACGACTTTGCTCAATACTTTTTGACAATGAAAGCAATTGCTGATATCGCTTCATCCAAACAGTTGGTTGGTACCGCTCGTGGTAGCGCTGCTGGCTCTCTAGTCTCTTATGTCCTTGGCATCACACAGATTGACCCCATTGAACACAACTTGTTGTTTGAGAGGTTCATGACAAGGAACCAAAAAGATATCGGGTTTCCCGATATTGACTATGATGTTTCAGATCCGATGGAACTCAAGGAAGATTTGATCAAACGATGGGGAGAGGACAAAGTTATTCCAATTTCAAACTGGAATACTTTGCAACTGAAATCTCTTATCAAGGATATTAGTAAGCTTCAAAACATCCCCTTTACAGAAGTGAATACGGTTACAATGAGGATGATGCAGGAGGCAACTCCACCAGCTAAGGCAGCGAAGGGTATCACTTCTGGTATGTATATTCCTGACTTCGAAGAAGTGAAGAAATACAGCCAGTCGCTTCAGGACTATTTTCGTAGATATCCTGAAGTGGCAACTCATGTTGACGTTCTATATGGACAGATCCGCAGTTGTTCACGACACGCTGGAGGCGTTGTTGTGGGGGACAACCTAGACAAGTATATGCCGCTCATTAATAGTGGTGGCGTGAGGCAGACTCCATGGAGCGAAGGCCAGAACGTTAGACACTTAGAGCCCATGGGTTTTATTAAGTTTGATATCCTTGGACTAACCACATTGCGAATGATGGAAGGAGCAATCCGCCACATACTCAAACGTCATTATGACAACAAGGATCCATCTTTCGAGGAAGTGAGGGACTTTTATAATAAGAAACTTCATCCGAAGAAGATAGACTTGAAGGACAAGAAGGTCTACAAGAATGTGTTCCAAAAAGGCAATTGGGCTGGAGTCTTTCAGTTTACAGAAGGTGGAGCACAGAGGCTTTGCCAGCAAGTAAAGCCAGAGAACATTGTTGATCTATCTGCTATCACAAGCATCTATCGTCCAGGCCCATTGTCGGCAAAGGTTGACAAACACTACATGGAAGCCAAGAGCGATCCAAGCAGCATCAAGTATGCACACAAGATTGTGAAAGAAGTCACAAAGGAAACTTATGGGTTCCTAATCTTTCAGGAACAAATCGCTATGTTGGCTCATCGTCTTGGAAAAGATATTTCTCTGGATGAAGGAAACATCCTAAGAAAGATTCTCACCAAGAAAGGGAGCAAGAAGGATAAGGTCAAGGATGGTATCTATAATAGATTCATTGCTGGGTGTGAAGAGAAGGGGATGACTTTCCGTTCTGCTCAAAAGCTTTGGGAAACATTTGAATACTTCTCAGGATATGGTTTCAACAAATCACATGCTTTGAGCTATAGCATTCTATCGTTTCAGTGTGCTTGGCTGCTGACATACTATCCTGTTGAGTGGATGTCGGCGTTCTTAGATAAAGAACCAGAGGCTCGCAAAGAGAAGGCAATCAACATTGCTCAAAGCATGGGTTTTGGCATCGAGAGACTAAATATCAACACCAGCGGTCTTACCTGGGAAATATCAGAAGACGGCAAGACTCTAATCCAGCCCCTGACTAGTGTTAAGGGGATGGGCGAGGCAGCGATTAAAGAGATTATAAACTACCGACCATTCAATACCATTGAAGAGTTTTTGTTTCACGATAGGATGTCATATTCTAAAGTAAATAAAAAGACTTTGGATGTGCTGGTTCGCTCGCAAACACTAAACAGTCTCATGGATGATAGGTTTAGCGGGATGAAGCACTTCTGGACGGCAGTAGCAAGCGAGCGGCCAAGAAAGGAGAAGAACCTTTTAGAGAACATAGAGAAGTATGTAACAGAAGGCGACTTCACTCCAGAGGAGAGATTACAACACTTGATTGACTTGACAGGGTTGTTTCCATTTGACTTGGTTATGTCAGATGAGATCAAGGTGAGACTAGAGGAGAAGTTTGTTCCCCCTATTAGTGAATTTGATCCTGACTTGGGCTTGGCGTGGTTCATTCCACGCAAAGTGATTCCCAAGAAAACAAAGTTTGGAAAGGACTGGTGGCTGGTTGAAGTTATTGATGACAACAGCACTGTCACCGCGATCAAGTGTTGGGGAGTGAAACCTGGAACGGATGTCATCCACCTCAACCGACCATACATAGCAAGACTAGAATGTGATCCCGTGTGGGGATTTAGCACTAGAAGTGTACGACATACTTTTAGATTATTAGGATAGGAGAACCATGAAGAATATTGTGAGTGTAAAAAAGAAGTTTAAGGTTGAGATTGAAGATCCTGCGAAGGGGAAGGTTACTTTTGATTATGGAAATGCGGCTCTCATTGATGATTTTGTCAAAGTGTTGAACAAAGAAGGTAATACCCTGAAGTGTTACAAGATCTATGATATTGAGGCGGCGATAAACGCATCGGGGTATACTTATAAAATGGCTGACGGATATGAAAGTGACTTCTCTTCTAAAAATGGGTGGGTGTATTGTCTCACTATCGACCGTCGCATAGTTAAGATAGGAATGACAGAGGTGACACTGAAAAGTCGCTTTAGTTCCTATTGCGCAGGCACGCTTAAAGCCCGACAAAAAGGTACCTGCTCAGTTACCAACTACTATTGCTCTGAAACTATACGAACTTGTTTGCGTGCGGGGAATAAGGTGGAAGTATTTGCGTGGCATGCCCCGGACATGTCGGTGGAGATAATGCTTTTTGGGAATCCAGCCAAGGCGCTTGCAAAGACTGCATACTTGTATGAAGATGCGTGGATGAGTCTTTACGAGAAAATAAACGGGTCGAAGCCGGCGCTCTGTAGAAATACGAGCAAGAGTATGATAGTGGAAAGAAAATAGTATGAATATATATGACAGCACTTTTGCGGACTTAAAGAAGAACTTTGATGACAATTTAAATGTAGATAAATCTACTTATTTGACTTCCAACGATGAACCTACTCCAATTGGGTGCGTTGAGGAGATGTTGAATAAAATACCTGATGCCGCATGGAGCAATGATGTTAAGATATTAGATCCGTGTTGCGGCAACGGAAATTTTCATCTTTTTGCATGGGACAAATTAAGAAAGATGGGAGTAAGTGACAGCGATATAGTTAAGAAACATCTTTATTTTAACGACACCAATCGAGAGAGATTAGAGAATGTAAAAAGACTTTATGGTGCAGAAGCAAATATTACATATTTAGATTTCTTGCAGTATCCTGAAGATCAAAAGTATGATATTATATATGCCAACCCTCCTTACGCTAAGTTTACGATTGAGGGTAAAAGAGCTAGCAAGAACCATACGATGGTGCGAGATTTTCTTTCCAAATCACTCAAGTTGTTGAAACCGGGGGGATATCTGGTGTATATCGTGCCTGATAATTGGATGTCGTTTGCCGACAGGAATACTGTTATCAAGGAACTTACAAAATATCAGTTCGTGCACCTTAATATACACGGAGCAAAAAAATGGTTTCCAAAGATAGGAAGTTCTTTTACGTGGCTTGTTCTTCGAAAGACGCCGGGCCTTCACCACTTTAGGGTGGAGTCTACTTATCGTGGAAAAAGATTTACAAGCTACGTTAAACCAGGGGAAAGATCTTATATGCCTCTCCTGTGGACGCGGGAATCTCAAAGTATCTTTGATAAGACTATAGACGCCCCAGGAGAAAAGTTCAAGGTAGAAACATCAAGCGATTTGCATAAGTATACAAAGAAAGAAAATATCTCCGCTGACCGGAGTCCAAACTTTAGATATAAGTTAATTCACACACCTAAGCAGACAGTGTGGGGGGACAGACCACACAAGTTTCAGGCGGGGTATAAATGCTTTATAAGCACTACAGATAAATACGCTACTTTTGTGGATGCGTGTGGAATGACCCAATCGATTGCATTCGTGCGGTGTAAGGACAAGGAAGAAGCAGAATCAGTTTCGGGAATACTAAATCATAAATTATATGTATTTTTAAATAATTTGTGCCGCTGGGGTAATTTCAACAATATTAGAATCCTCCAAAGGTTTCCAGTTCCTGCTAACGCAGCGGATATTTATGGATCTTTTGGAATAACATCCGGAGAGATAGAATTCTTAGAAGAGATTGTCGGCAAATAGGATACATTAAGGATGAGATTAATTATAATAACAACTCTGTTGTGTTTAACGGGTTGTGGTACCAACCCCCGAGTGGCTTGCAACGCAGGTGTTTGGGGCGCGGGATTTAAAAATGGTGGTGTAGCGGAGAATTGCACCCAAGGAGATAACAAGTGAAAAAAATTATATTTGTGGGCATTTTATGCTTGACATCGTGTGGAAAAGATGATAGAGTAAGGTGTGCCGACTTGGACGGGGGAACTGTCGATGGCGGCGATGCTGGATGCGTTGAAGATCAAATCATCGCATTTCCAGATATGTTAGTGCATTTTGAACGATAGGAGAAAAGATGATTAGAATTGAACTCGTAAGAGATCCAGATGGAAGAGAAGATGATTTTACAATCATTGATTATGATGGTGACTTGAAGTCATATAACGAAACTGAGTTTAAAGTGGACATCGATGGGGATAGCGTAAGCATTATTCCGAGGCAGATTCCATTTTACTCATCAAGAGGATAAGATGATTTTAGAATATGTTAGAACGAGAGAGAATGTTATTCCGCCGACTAGGGCAAACCCAAGTGATGCTGGATTAGATCTGTTTTATAATCCAGCAGACGGGCAGGAAATAACACTACAACCAGGATGCACAGCTTTATTCCAAACTGGATATAAGTTCGGCATTCCACATGGCTATTGTTTGGAGGTAAAGAACCGTTCAGGTAATGCCTCTAAGCGAAGTTTGCTTGTGGGCGCCTGTATCATTGACCCTGGCTACGATGGAGAAGTTTTTGTTAATCTACATAACGTAGGCAAAGAAGAACAAACAATTTACTTGGGTGATAAGATCGCTCAAGTGGTAATGTATCCAGTTGTGCACTTCAAAGCTTTTGAAAAGCATGATAGTGATCTATACAACTATTATCCTATCGCGATGAGTGATAGGAAGGATGGTGCTTTAGGTAGCACAGACAATAAAAGTCGTCAGCTCGACTTAAAATATGCTGATTTGCATTTCGATCACGAAGGTGAGAGATAAAGGAGAAAAAATATGAAAAACATTATGTATGTTTTAGTGGCTTCCTTGCTAGGAAGTAGTGCGGCGTATGCTGGCTCTCATGCGAGAGTAACGGCTACGGGAAAGGTTGACCTCAAAGGGGTTGACATTACAGTGGAAGAGCAAGTGAGGGAGAATATCGATATCAGTAACATCGATCCTCTTTCGTTGCCTGAATACAACCACACTCAGCTTACTCTTAGTAAGACGTTTACTGATATTTACACCCTAAAAGGGACCAGTGTTACTATTGGGGCAGCCGGCCGCAACGCAATTGCGGGTGGTGAAACTCTCAATCGTTTGCAGCTTGACGGGGAAGCAAAGTATAGTTTCCGCGGCTTAGGGCTGGCTCTAGGAAAGAGTGTCCAACAAAATGTTGATAGTGCAAATATTGCAAATGTCGGCTTGGGCTCATTTGTCATGAGAGACAAGTTGACGTTGGACTATTCCCATACGTTATATGATTTGACTTTTGGTGCACACGTTGGTGATGAAGTATTTGTCAGCGAAGGTGGCCTTGTTGAAAACCGTGCGCTAGTCGGGGCATCAGTAACTGCACTCGATAACGTTACTTTGGTAGCAGAATACTTCTTGCAAACGCAAGGAGACCTTCTAACGCCCAACTTGCAAGTGTTGGGTGACCATGAGAATGCGCACGTTGTTGCGCTAAACGCAATCGTCTCCTTTTAGTTAGACGATTTTTATGCGCCTCAACCGGCTAGCATATAGGTATTCCTTATGCTCCTGACCGGGAGGGCAGGATGGCGCAATGAACCCTCCCATTTTTGCGGGAATAACTCAGTGGTAGAGTGCAACCTTGCCAAGGTTGAAGTCGTGGGTTCGAATCCCATTTCCCGCTCAGTCAACATAATATAGAAAGAAAGGCTCTGAAAATGGATAAGCACACTAAAGATGTTATGTTCAGTAGCAAAGATATGGAATGGGAAACCCCGCAAGATTTTTTCGACAAACTAAATCGAGATTTTAACTTTGATTTGGATCCATGTGCAACGAAAGAAACTGCAAAATGTAAGGACTATTATACCGAAGATGATGACGGACTGGCTAAAGATTGGGGTCCGTGTAAAACAGTATTTGTTAACCCACCATATGGACGAGACATAAAGAAGTGGGTAAAAAAGGGATATGAGGAATCCCAAAAGGATAAAACGACAGTTGTAATGCTCATGCCGGCCAGAACTGACACTTCTTATTGGCACGAATACTGCATGAAAGCATCTCAAATCTTTTTTGTAAAGGGAAGATTGAAGTTTGGAGGTGCAAAAACAGGAGCACCATTTCCTTCTGCTGTGGTGGTTTTCAAGTGGTATTTCAATGGGCCCTTTCCTAGTATGGCGTCAATTGATAGGTAAAAGAACTATTTATTAGTGTGTTCTTAAGATACTTATCTTATTCTTTATTGGGTGCAGCTGTTATGAGTGCAACAATAATAGGATGCTTGACGGTCAAAGACAAAGTGTTGCAACTAAACAGGAAGCCAAATTGTTTGGAGCCCAACGAGATAACAAGAATACCAACTTTCAAGTATGCATACCAAACGCAGGCAGACTGTGAAATACCAGATAAAAATGATGTTTCTTTGGCACTAACAGTTTTTTACATTTACTGGTATGATGAGTTCGGAGACACTGGAGACTTAATCTTGGAAAATCTAAATGAAATGTTTATTGAGTGGTCACCGGAGCTAATGACTTTTAATAATGGTTATGATATTAATGGAAATTTTATTGCAGAGGGAAAGGCTTCCGGCTTAGCATTCGGGAAGAAACATATTCAGGTATACCTTGGGAAAGAAATGGAAATATATGAAACGTCACTCGTGCACGAACTTATACACGCCTCAATTCGCGCACTAAACCACATACACGGAGATCCCGATCATGAAGGGAAGAAGTATGAAGGCTGGACTTTCAAGCACACAAAAATGATAAAAGAAATCAATGAAGAACTGAAATATATGATGGAGCCAAATGATGCCAAAAAAGATTAAGAAAACAACACTTACTAAGAAGCAAGCAGAAAAAGATCTAAGAGATAAACTAAACATGTTTGACAGATTGCCTGAAGAGTGCACTGCATGCCAAACACCATTTGAGCACTGCATGCCAAACACCATTTGATAAACAAAACAGAGATATGGTCAAGTCTTGGAATGTTGTTGTAAGAACGAACGAAGATGCAGTGAGGATATACTGCCCAACATGCTGGGAGACAGCGATATCAGTAGTAAAAACTATTACGGAGGAAGAGTGAGAGACCTAAAGACAAAACAAGATAAATTTTGGGGCAATACAGATAACGATCCCAACGACGCAGGAGACAACAATGAAAATCAAGTCTCCACGACAAACAACAGAATATATTTTTATTCAGAGGTAACAAGGCCAGACTGCCTAAACCTCAATAGAAACATCCAGACTCTATCAGATGCGATGGTTAACACATCCCATAGCTATGGCGTGTCCATTCCCCCCATCAAACTACATATAAATTCTTATGGTGGAAGCGTCTTTGCCGGGCTGTCGTCTGTTGATTATATTGCCTCTTCGAAAGCACCCATACATTCTATCGTTGAGGGTTGCGCAGCTAGCGCAGCTACAATAATGAGTGTCGTTGCAGAAAAGAGATATATGCGGAAAAATGCTTACATGCTGATCCACCAACTTTCTTCTGGAATGTGGGGCAAGTACGAAGAGCTAAAAGATGATATGGAAAACAATGAGCGCCTAATGGAAACAATTAGGGACATCTATGCTCACCATACAAAGATACCAAAAAAGAAGCTAAATGAAATACTAAAGCACGATCTTTGGTTTGACTCAGATACCTGTCTAGAGTATGGGTTGGTAGATGAGATACTCTCCTAATGATTATTGGGTTTGAGGACGCCGACGACACATATGCTAAGTTGCTAATAAGGCTTAAGCACGAAGGAATAACTAAGCGCGAGTTTTTTCGCGGAGTAGTGTCATCTTTTTTGGAAGAAGATCCGTCTTTCATGCAATATATTCTTGAGTTCAAAAAAAGAAAACATTTATATGTCAAGAGCAAACAAAAAGTCCTTGACAAGGAAAGGGAAGTGTGCGATAATACTGAGAAGCAGTTCGGCTTATCCAATGATGAGATAGAGGACTTGTTTGATATGTTTGAAGAAGAAATGGATTTATAAAATGAAAGATTGTGCTAGCGAATGCTTGAAGAAGAATGAAGGATGTAAAAAAGAAGAGTGTCGTTTGTGGATAGACTATAAAGAAGATAATAATTGCACTCTCATAGCTATAAAGAAACACGGAGAAATGACTCTAATGGAAGTAGCAGAGAGAATGAAGGTTAGTTTTGTAAGGATAAAACAGATACAAGACAAGGCAGTAAAGAAAATAAGTAAGGAAAAGTTCGAAGAAGACCTTTTTACACAAGAAGATGGTTTTTTTTGAAAACTGGATACTATTTACCTTTGTTAACATTCCTGTGCCTTTCTTGGGCATTTGAAAAGGAGATATCTCAATGTCAAAGAAGAAAGTATTAATAGAAGAAGGTACAGTCCGCCAGTTTATGAAATTGGCGAACCTTACTCCACTATCCGAAGAGTTTGTTTCCGGCCTATATGAAGAGGAAGTGGTCGAGGAAGGTGAAGAGGAAGTGGTCGAGGAAGGTGAAGAGGAGGTGGTCGAAGTTGCTCTCAAAGAAGAGCTAGAAGACCCTGCTTTAGAAGACGTGGCACTAGAAGCGCCACCAGAAGAAGGGGGTGAAGACCTAGGTTTAGAAGAGCCAGCTCCAGAAGAAGGGGGTGAAGATAAATCTGCTGTTGTTGCTGACGCACTACAAGTTATTGCTGATGCGCTTAGTGATGCCGGCGTTGACGTAAGTGTCGAAGCTGGCGGAGAAGAAGAAGCTCCACTAGAAGAGCCAGCTTTAGACGCAGCTCCAGAAGAAGAGATACCTTTACCAGATGAGGAAGCCCCAGCTAATATGGGCACCTATGAAGAGAACATGGAGAACGCTGTCTCTGCCATTGCCGAAAGGGTGATGAATAGAATTACTAAAGAGAAAAAGAAAGAAGACGCAGCATCTCTTGTTGCTGAGCGGGTTATGAAAAGAATTGAAAAAATGAATAAGAAATAAAATAATCAATTTCATTTTCAATAACAATAGAATAAGCCACCAAGTTCCGCTTGGTGGTTATTTTTTTACTTGACAGACTATAAGAATTGTTGTAAACTATTTATATAGAACGCTTATGGAATATCTTCAAAAATGTTGGAATCTATTAAAAGAACGTGTAATAAGCTTTATTATGCCCTCATCTTATTCACTCTCACCCGTCGCAATAAGGCGCAATGGGAGAAATGCCTCGAACTACAGAAGAAGAGGCAGTTCGCAGAGCTGGCAAGAGCGTTTATGAAGTTTCAGTATATGGAAAAGAAGATCAAATCAATGAAGGAAAGAATATAATATGGACACCAAACTATTATTAGAGCTTATCGACACAGAGATAAATGGACTGCTTGGAATAACAGAAGAAAAAGAACTAGCTCCAATAAACGAGGAGAACAAACTAGCTGCTGATAAAGGAAAAATACTTGACCTCTTTAAGCTGCAAATATCAGAGAATTGGGGTAAGCTTGATACGGTAGAGCGCCAAGAGTTCGTTGCAGGGCGCTTGATGAAGATTGAGGAGCAGATGACACAATTGAGAGAGGGCACTCTTGGAAAGATTAAGAACCCGAGGAGAATCCTATCTCAGATTATTTTGTTAGAAACTTTCAACAGGCTGTTTAAGGGCTTTCAACCTTCTCCGGCAGGCTTTATTAATGAGGGGTTGCTAAGCGTTTTCTATGGTTCGACTCAAGAAGAAGCGGGAGAGGCGAATAAAGCCTTTCAGATTGGCGATGTTATAGCCGCCGATGGATCGCCAATTTCAGTTAAAACGAAAATCGATGGCAAGGCAATAGTTGATGGTAGTATCAAGAATCTCTATCATTCTCTCAACGGCAGTTCTACAGGAAAAGTATATTTTGACATTTTTTTGAAAAAGGCGACTGCAAAAGGTGAAAAAGAAGTTGGCTCTTTGACATATATCAGGTTCGTCGTAGATGCTTCAAACATAAATGATTTTTTGGGTAAGGATTTTTTCGATCCCGATCCCGAAGATCCAACCAAGGTCGTATTGAAGCCAGAGTATAGCGACACTCACTTGTCCTCCAAAGCTGTTAATGAGGGCATCGCGAGCACGAAATATGGATCTAAAGCCATCCGCGATTATTTTCAGCAGCAAGCAGCCAAAGAAGCTGAAGGCGCTGAGCCCGTTGGCTCTCTTGACATTGGTGCAGAATCTTTGGCAAACTTGTTTGGTGTTAAAAGCGCAGACCAACTAGCTCAATTCTTGTCTGGCCTACTTAGCAGTAAAGAGTTTACACGCGGCGCGATAGGTGAAGAGGGTGAAAGGGAAATTTACAATGGATATGTACAAGACATAGCCAAATTGAGCCAAGAAATCAACAGAGGGAAAAAGAAAATTCAGCACGACCCAAAGACGGGGAAAATAGAGACGGAGTTTAAGTTAGAGCAAGGGGCGTGGGAGAATTTTGCTATGGCGCAAGGAAATATGGTACAAGAACCAATTGTGTTGAACTTTTCAGAGGCAGACATCGCAAAGACTATTGAAGTAGCCGTAGAGCAGATTGACGAAGCGATAACTGATATGTTCAACAGCTTGGCTGTGTTTACCGAAACCGTTCAAACTTATCTAACTACAATAGCTTCCAACAGGGGCTCTATCGGTATCAAAGCAACCGAAGAGGCTAACAAGCTACCAGAGAAAACCGAGAAAGTTGTGGCTGTTGCTGCTGCGGACCCGGATGAAGAAGGCGTATAAACAAACGGAGGGATAATGTCAAAAGAGTATCTTGACACAGAAAAAGGTTTAAATCAGAAAATAGTAGACGGAGTAAATAAGTTAGCAGACAACGTTGCTGCTACAATGGGACCAAGAGGAAGAAACGTTATTCTCTATCCCAAAAACAGTAACCCAATAATAACAAAAGATGGTGTAACGGTAGCAAGGTTTGTAAGCCTTGAAGATCCATTTGAAAATGTTGGGGCACAAATAATCAAACAGGCAAGTGAAGAAACTAATTCAAGCGCAGGAGATGGCACAACCACTGCGACTGTATTGGCTCGCTCATTGCTCATAGAATCGCAAAAGTATCTCGCTGCGGGTTCGTCACCGGTAGAGCTAAAGAAAGGCATTGAGAAGGCATCTGAGCGCGTTGTAGGGCACATTAAAGACATGTCCCAAGAGGTAAAGTCTCTTGATGATATAGAATCTATTGCAACCATCTCAGCAAATGGTGACAAGAGTATTGGAAAGCTTATTGCAACAGCAATTGATATGATAGGCAAAGACGGCTCCATCACAATAGAAGAGGGCCGCTCTCTTGAGACAAGTTTAGATGTAGTAGAAGGGTTTAGATTTGACAGCGGGTATGCCGCCGGCGCATTCATTACCGACGAGCGAAGAGGGGTGATGAAACATAACGATCCGCTCTTTCTTATCACTGACGAAAAGATAGAGTTTGTAGAAGACATACTTCCAGCGCTGGAATTAGCTGCAAGAGACTCAAGACCGCTAATCATTGTGGCCGAAGAAGTAGAAGGTCAGGCGCTAGCTGCCGTTATCATGAACTCTGTTCGTGGTTCAATGAAGGTTGCTGCCATCAAGGCTCCGAAATATGGTGACGAAAGAAGGAACATATTAGAAGATTTATCAATAAGCGTTGGTGCTACTTTTATGTCTAGACAATCAGGGCTATCGCTCAAGGGCGTAAAGCTTAAGCACTTGGGCAATGCAAAATCAATTGAAAGCTCCAGGTTCGTTACAACAATTGTTGGCGGCAAGGGAGACGACGAAGAGACAGAAAAGAGAATAGAGTCTCTCAAGTCATTGTTCGAGCAGACAGACAATATGCATGCATGCGAGCTTATACAAGAAAGAATAACAAGGCTGGCCAGCGGCATTGCCATTATTAATGTCGGTGCTGCGACAGAGATAGAGATGATAGAGAAGAAGCATAGAATAGAAGACTCTCTTGAAGCAGTAAAGTCTGCACAACAAGAGGGGATAGTTCCCGGCGGCGGAGTCGCTCTTCTCAATGCCGCCGCTATGGTTGACAGAGAGGATCTTAGTTTAGAGAACAAAGAGCAAGAGTGCGGAGCAGACATACTATTTAAGATATGTGAAGCACCACTAAGACAAATGGTGCTAAACGCAGGAGGAAAGCCGGATGTTGTTATTAGCGAAGTCTTGTCTTCTGACGGGCTAGGGTATGACATCCTTAAAGAGGAGAAGGTCGATCTGGTAAAGGAAGGCATCATAGATCCGGCAAAAGTAACACGCTGTGCTCTTCAGAACGCTGTATCAGCAGCCGGCACACTTATCACTACAAGCCACGCTATTATTGAGGAATAACACACTATTTATACTATTGAATGAGGGTGTAAATTATGGTGGAGAAGAAGGCAACTAAAGAAGTCTGCTTAGCAATGCTAGATGGGAAATTGGATATGTTGGATTTGAAAATAGACGAACTTAAAGATAAGCAAGAAGACATGGCGGAAGACATCTCTAAAGTAAAAGATGCAGTTTATCATCCCGATGAAGGATTGTACGCAAGGCTGAGAGAGTTAGAGGGCTGGAAAAAAACATCTTCTAAGCTGTTGTGGATGCTCATTTCTTCGATGATTGGCGTCATCTCGTACATCATAACAAAGATAATAAGCTAAAGAAAGTGCTTGACACGCCGCCGAAGGTGTGCTATTCTGTCTTTGATTTCCGTTTTGGAAGAAAGGTTTTACATGTCAAAAGAGGTAAATATCACTCTAAAGACTTCTCTGGATGATATTCCGGCTGAAGTGGCAGAGTTATTAGAAGTTTTAGTATTGAAGCTAGCGAAAGAACTAGACAATCTAAAAGTCGTAACGAACAATATTGCAAACTCCAGAAGCGTGTCTGAATACGGGCATTGTTTGGTGGATATGGAAAGCTTGCGCCGCGGCTTATACAAAATAGATAATAGGGTGGAGGATACGATGGGCATATTAGCAGCATACCAGCAACATATATCTGGCGCGCCCCAACAACCTTCTCAAGAGGATCTTCCCGTAGCAGAGGAGATAGTTGCGAACTATGATTAAGACTGGAGACTTGGTGCACGTTCCAGAGAACGTATTGTTGTTCGATCCCACGAGCAAAGATGAAACTAAGTTTGATTACACTTACACCTTATCCCCACAAGTGGGGATGGTGCTAGGCGAACCACGCTTCTTTAATGATCTAGAGAGTCCAACTTTTCCAAATAAATACTGTAAGATTTTTTGTATGGGGAGAATCTACAATGTCAGCAGGGAAAGTGTTTTTCCCCTCAAAGAAGGAGAGTGATTATGTTAGTAGAATTAGTAGAAGTAAAAAAGAAAAACCATTATGGTACTGGCGCAGGTGTGCAAAAACTAGAAAAAGTTTTCATAAACCCAGAGCACATAGTTAGTGTGCGCACCGACGATGTTGTAACAGCTTTATTTAGAGAAGGAAAACTACCGTGGAGTGAGTTGAATCACGCTACTTCGTTTTCAGTAGTTACTTTGAGCGGCGGCAGCACCGGCACCAGCATTACAGTTGTTGGCGCGCCGGAGATAGTTCAAAAGAAATGCTTCGAATCGAAGAGAACTCTTCTTAGGGGATAAAGATGTTTAAATACATTCACGCCTACATCAAAGTCGATTGCCCTTATTGCAAGGATGCAATAGATTTGTTGGAAGAAAAAGAGAAGGATTATGTCATAACTGTGATGGACAAGTGTGAGACGTTCATGAGTGGCTTGAAGACACAGCTCAACCATAAGACAGTTCCTGTTGTGATGGAGTGCGCGAGCGATGGGAGCACTAAACTAATTGGTGGGTTTACAGAATTAAAATCCTACCTCCTGAAAGAAGAGAAGAAGAAGTGATAGAAGAGATTGAATGTGACCTTCGAGATATGGCTGAGTTTTACGAATATGCCGGCACTCCAGAAGAAAAGAAGAAGGGCAGATATCATGGCTCGATGTTTTGGAGCATCAAAGGATTTGGCGAAAAGAGATGGGTAGTTGGGGCTTACCTTGACATAGATTATGCTCCCTATCTCAAGCAGGGGCTAGAGAGAGACGAGATAGTGCAGCTATGTCTCAACCATCTAAATAGGCCCCCCGAGAGACAGAAGTTCCAAAAAAAGACAGAAAAGCCGCTATACGGAAGCCTTGAGGTATATTCGCATAAATTCAGGGCGAACGAGTCAGGAAATAGGTTTATAGAGGTTTTGTTGATAACAGATCAGAGAAAGAATAATAACTTTTGGGGAGAAGGTACGAAGATGGAGTTATAACTCCATCTTTTCTTTTTTCTCTGAACTAGTTATTAGTATGGAAACATTTCCTTTTGACATCGAAAAGTATAGAAGCTTTCTAAGCGAGCTAGAACAGCCTGATTTTAGGTTTATGGCCGTTCTTATTAATAGAAAGAGCAAAGAGAGAGGAAAAAAAGATATATTGAACGACATTAGATCGTTCAAAGGAGTCACAATTGTCGCCGTAAAAGAGGCAGATGACCGTATGGACACTAGGGTTAACGATTATAGTGAGATATCGGTCAAAGTGGATAGGTTTCCACTAGGACATGCTTCTGTGAGGACAATCGTAGATCACTTGTCAAGAGAAATAAATAAATTGGATGGTGTGGTAAAATTTGAACTGCTTGGTATGCCGGAAACAATCTAGATGCCCGATCCCGACAAACAACAAAAGTTATTTGTTAAGAATATGTGTATGGTGTGTTTAAATAAAGCAATGAGCTGCTATTATTGCAATGGAATAGGGACTGTTTATGTGGAAGCGTCAGACAAAGGGGTTGGAAGATGGCTAGCCGATTTAAATAGTGAAAGAAAACAGGATATATTGAGTTACATGAGAAAGGAAAATTCAAATGAAGATAATCGATGAAGAGAAGAAGAAGGTGGTCAAGGAGCAGGCGTTCACTAAATATGCTGAGATAATCAAGATCATGATAAGCAAAGATCACTATTCTGACTTCAACAAAGGGACACTACAAAAACTGATGGCGCAGGAGAAGTAGGAGGGGTTTTATGGGAGCACGATTTGCTTTCCTAACAAGTGTAATGCTTTTAGTGAACGGATGTTCGTGCGATGAGACTTTGACCTACGAGTGCCCAAGCCCCCAACCATGCATAAACCTTTTAGACGGCGGCATAGAGATATTTGAAGAAGATTTTATCTCCCGCACAAAAGGTGAATGCCGCTTAGGCCACACCGACTGC